GAAGAAGGTCAAAGGGCATTGTCGAACAACTCAGTCAACTATCAAGAGAGGCCAGGGATGGGTTCTTTCATGAGGGAGTGGTTGTCGTTGTATGATTCAAAGTCAGGAGAACGAGGTATCTTCAGTTCATACGCCTCAAAAAAATCAATAGAGAGACTAAATGAAAGACATAGAGATAGATTGGATAGACAAGGAATACGAACAGGAGATGATGGAAAATCAAACGATGGACGAGGAGATGGAACTGGAGGTACTGGAGGAGATGGCGGAATACCATTTCGAAGGCGCGAATCTAGAGAGGACTTTGGCACAAATCCGTGCAGTGAGATCATTCTTCGCTCAAGGGAATTCTGCAACCTTTCTGAAGTCGTTATCAGAAGATCAGACACTATTAAATCTCTCAAAACAAAAGTCCGTCTTGCAACAATCGTTGGCACGATTCAATCAACCCTCACTAGCTTCAGATACCTAACCAAGGAATGGACTAACAACTGTACAGAAGAACGGCTATTGGGTGTTTCCATGACAGGTATTATGGACCATCCAACAATGAATGGTTCAGAGGGCAAGAAGAAACTCTCAAAATGGTTACGAGAATTAAGGGAGGTCGCAATTGAGACAAATGAAGAATGGGCTAAAAAGATTGGTATCGAAAATAGTGCCGCTATCTCTTGTGTCAAACCTTCTGGTACGGTCAGTCAGCTTGTCGATAGTGCTTCTGGTATTCACGCTCGTCATAATCCATACTACATTCGAACAGTCCGTGCGGATAATAAAGACCCTCTTTGTAAATTCATGAAAGACCAAGGGTTCCCACACGAGCCAGACTTTATGAAACCAGACCACACTACTGTGTTTTCCTTTCCAATGAAAGCACCAGATAATGCGGTTATGAGGTATGACAGAAATGCTATCGAACAGATGGAACTCTGGAAGACCTATCTGGAAGACTGGTGTGAACACAAACCGTCTATCACTGTGTCAGTTAAAGAGTCTGAATGGATGAATGTAGGTGCATGGGTGTATGAAAACCTCGATGATATCTCAGGCATTTCGTTCCTGCCTTTTTCAGACCATGTCTATGCTCAAGCTCCGTATCAAGACTGTACAGTAGAAGAGTTTGAAGAAATGAGAACAAAGATGCCCAAAAATGTAAAATGGGAAGAAGTTTCACGTTATGAGGCTCAAGATTACACTTCTGGGTCACAAGAACTAGCATGTTCTGGTGATACAGGGTGCGAAATAGTAGATATTTAACTAATATCTGTAGATTATGATTTACCTAAATAGAATGAGGAAAATATGGCTAATACACAAGATATGCTAAACAGTCTAGAAAATGACGATGTAAACGCTTTTAAAGATCAGGTTACAGCCGATCTTCAAGACCGAGTTCGTCAGCACATAGACCTTAAAAAAATAGAAATTGCAAAGAATCTTGTAACTGGGCAACAAGCTGTCGAGGCCACAGGGTCAGAAACAGCTACAGAGGAAAACTGAGGAATAGGACATGAGTAAGTTGACCTTTTCTGAATTAATGGAAGGTCCTGTCCCAGGCTTTCGGATGACTGGTGGCGGCAGAGGAAAAGCACCTAAAAGGGTGAAGTTCTTTTTCTGCGGAGCTGGTAAGAAGAGAAAGTCTATGGGGCCAGGGAAACCTCCCAAGTGTCTTCCTAAAGGTGTACCTACAGTAACAGGTGCAAAGAAGATTAAGAAGACAATGGCAATAAGGAAAAAGTTGAAAACTCAAAAAGCTTTAGGGCCAGCTTATAAGAAGCGAGTCGCTTTTAAAAATAGTCTGGCCATGAAGTTCCGAAAAAAGTTTGGCATCAAAAATGCAGGGCGATCAGCATGAAACTAATAAAAGAATTCAACGAAAACCTCATCTGTGAGTCTGTCACTTCCGAAGGAGACAACGGAAAGAAAGACTACTTTATTGAGGGGGTTTTCTTGCAGGGAGACATCAAGAATCGTAATGGTCGAGTCTACCCTAAGCCTGTACTCCAGAAAGAAGTTAAACGCTACACGAAGGAGTACATAGATAAATCAAGAGCTTTCGGTGAATTGGGTCATCCCGATTCTCCTACAGTTAACCTTGATCGTGCATCTCACATGATCAAAGAACTAAACGAACAGGGTTCCGATTACGTTGGTAGGGCAAAGATTATGAGTACACCAATGGGAGAGATCGTGAAAAACCTTATTGACGAGGGAGCCAAGTTGGGCGTTAGTTCTAGAGGAATGGGCTCATTGAAACCCAATAACAGTGGAGTCAATGAAGTCCAGAAAGATTTTATGCTGGCCACCGCTGCCGACATTGTAGCAGACCCATCCGCTCCAGACGCTTTCGTAGAAGGTATTATGGAAGGTGTGGAATGGGTATGGGACAATGGTCTCTTAAAAAAGGTCGACCTTGAATTTGCAAGAGACCAAATAAACTCTGTTGCCGCCACGAAATCAAGTGTGCTCGCAGAAGAAAGACAGAAAGCTTGGTTATCCAAGTTTGATATCTTCGCTTCTAGTTTGCGGTAACCCTAAATAGATAACAGGACACTTTCACATACTAAGGATTCTAATGACAGAACAAGAAATGTTAGAACAGATTCTTGACGAAGAAGGAACGAAAGTGCAGACGCCTGGTCAATCGGGGAAAGCCGAAGACATGGGCGGGGAAGACGGACAATCCAAAGCCCTCAGTATGAAAACTGCGGGTAAGGGTGCCGCCAAAGCTAAAAAAGCATCTGCTGACCCTTCTGCCACCAAAGTCAAAGACCCATCTGATTCAAAAGATATGATGTATCAAGACGAAGTCGAACCAGTTGAAGAAGGGGAATTACCTCCGGCTTTAGCTAAAGCTAACGCGGCCAAAAAGGACGATGATAGCGACGATGACGAGTCTGAAGAAATCACACCAAACCCACGGACAAAACTTGGAATGCTAAAGCAGGTACAAGACCGAATGGGTTCAATGAAAAAAACAGAAGTTGAAGAGGTACTCAAAGGTATGAAAACCAAAGAGGCCGAAGAACTGAAAATAGCCGCTGAAGCGAAAGCCGAAGAGGAAGAACCAGAAGAAGAAGAGGAAATTCAAGCCAAGCCAGCATCAGTCAAAATGGACAAGCTGAAGGCCGAAGACCTAAACCTTGATCTGGGTAATCACACCCAAGAATTGTTTGAAGGACAAGACCTTGACGAGGAGTTCAAAACACGAGCTTCAGTTATCTTTGAGACTGTAGTCTCTAAGGCAATTCTGGAACAAGTCAATACTCGACTAGAAACGTTGGAAGAAGTAGCTGCAGTGGAAATCGCTGAAGGTATTTCGGAAGCCGAAGTAAAAATGGCCGAGAAGATTGATGACTACTTGACCTACGTTGCAGAGGAATTCTGCAAGGACAACGAATTGGCAATCGAGAGAGGCATTCGTGCTGAACTCGCTGAGTCATTTATAACTGGACTCAAGGGACTATTTGAAAAACATTACGTAGATGTGCCCGAAGAAAAAGTCGACATTGTAGAACAGTTATTCGGTAAGGTCGAGACTCTAGAAGAGAAACTGAATGTTGAGATGCAAACCAACATTGAGGCTCTCAAGGAAATGAAGAACTTCAAAAAGGTCGAAGCTATTGCAGAGGCTTGTGAAGGATTAACCTCCGTGGAAACGGATAAACTGTGTGAATTGGCGGAAGCCGTTCAATACGAAGACCATGCAGAGTTTACAAGTAAATTACTGACTCTACGTGAATCTTATTTTAACACACGAGAAACATCGTCAATTGAAGAGACACGCCAAACATTAACTGAAGCGGTCACAAATACCGAAGAAGTAGATGAACAAAGCAACGCTTCAATGGATCGATACACTCAAGCGATACGCAGAGTACAGCGTATTGTAACTTAACAAAGACAGGAGCAAATATGTATCTTTCGGAACAACTCCAGAAGAAGTGGGGGCCAGTCTTAGAGCATCAGGACCTACCTGAAATCAAAGACCCTTATAAGAAGGCCGTCACTGCTATACTTTTGGAAAACCAAGAGAACGCATTACGCGAACAGTTTGTCTCAGAACATTCTATGTTCCTGTCAGAGGCCGCACCTACAAATGCAATGAGCGGTTCAAACGGACTTGGTGGTTTTTCTGGCACTGGCACAGCAGCCGGTGATCAGGCCATCCAATTCGTTGACCCTGTGCTTATTAGCTTGGTAAGACGGGCAATGCCTAATCTTATTGCTTATGACATTTGTGGTGTTCAGCCGATGACTGGACCAACTGGACTCATCTTCGCGATGCGTGCACGTTATGATTCACAGACTGGAAGTGAAACGTTCTACAATGAACCTAACACTTTCCATAGTGGACAAAATACATCTGATGGCTCAGCCATCGATTCCGCACAACAAACCATCTTAGGAACAGGAACTAGCAACCCATTGGGTCAAGCTCTTGGTAACTTTGGTGGAGGTTCCAGCGTTCTCGAAGGGGAGCAAGCTGGTGACGGAACATCCCGAGCTAACAACTCTACAGGACTAGGTACTCAAGCTGGTCAAATCGCCGAAATGGCGTTCAGCATTGAGAGAATGTCTGTAGAAGCTAAGACTCGTGCCCTGAAAGGGGAATACTCAATGGAATTGGCTCAAGACCTCCGTGCAGTACACGGACTTGACGCTGAGACCGAACTTGCGAACATTCTTTCCACTGAAATCCTTGCGGAGATCAACAGAGAAATCGTAAGAACAGTTTACACCATCGCTAAACAAGGTGGAGCAAACAACACCGCCGCTGGAACTCTTGACCTGTCCGCAGGTTCAGGTGACCACGATGGTCGATGGTCTGTAGAACGATTTAAGTCCCTTATGTTCCAAATGGAAATTGAGGCGAACGAAGTCGCAAAAGGAACCAGGCGTGGTAAGGGTAACATTATCATCACTTCAGCAGATGTTGCGTCAGCCCTTCAAATGGCCGGAGTTCTTGACTACGGAACAATTCTTAACGGAATGAACAGTCTGAATGTCGATGACACAGGCAACACATTCGCTGGTGTTCTTAATGGACGCTTCAAAGTATACGTAGACCCATATGCTGGTAACTTTACCGCTGGTTCTGACAACGGAATGCATTATTTCGTAGTTGGATACAAAGGTTCAAGTGCCTACGACGCAGGACTTTTCTATTGTCCTTACGTTCCACTGCAGATGGTTCGTGCTATCGGTGAAAACACTTTCCAACCAAAAATTGGTTTCAAGACTCGCTACGGCGTAGTTGAGAATCCATTCAGTCAAGGACTGACTGTTGGAGCAGGTGCCGTAACTGCTAACGCTAACGAATACTACAGAGGTGTTGCAGTCAAAGGACTGTTAGGATAATCTAATTTAACATTAGAGGCATTCACAAGGGGAGGGGGGAAACCTCCTCCCCTTTTTTTGTGCTTTGAAAATGGAAAGTGAAAATGGCCATAGATGTAATAGAAGATACTGGAACAGCTTACAGAAAGTTTCAAAAAACTGGGCTGTATTTATTCTTACTGCCTGTTTTATTGGTTGCTCTAGTTTTCATGATTGCACTTACTCCTATCAGACTAATCGATCCCGCTGTAAATCATGCGATGCACGGACTGGATGTGGATCGCGGTGTACGAGCTACAAGAGTTTCTTCAAATCTAATTACAAGTGGCACCCCAAAGGCAAGTTCGATTGTAGAAGCTGGGGATGGTACTTTGGAGACTGATGTCGATAACAACTAAACCTACTACCACTACTGATAATCATAACTTTTTACAGAATGTATCCTTTGAATTCGGGATTCCCCGATTCCCCAATATGAACTTTTTTATTCAGTCTGTGACTATGCCAGGTCTGGACTTAAACCAAGCTCAGATTGGTACTGGAACTGTCCCATACAAATACTACTCAGACCAAGTTGAATTTCAACCTTTGACCCTGTCTTTCGCAGTGGACGAAGACATGCACAACTATATAGAGATATGGAGCTGGATGACAGCAGTGGCAGGTGTATGTAAAGACCCTGAGTCAGTAGAAGATGAGTTGACAGGTAAAACCACTTCTGATATGATTCTCTTGATTCATACTTCACATAGAAACCCAAATATAAAATGTGTATTCCGTGATGCTTTTCCTACATCGTTAGACCCTTTAACTTTCGATTACAGGTCAGCCGCGGTCGACTACCATGTCGTAACTTGCACATTCGCTTACTCACATTACTCAATAGACAAACTAAATAAATAAATTGAAATACCTTGAAGAGTGGGAAAAGGACGCACGTATCAGTGATGACCTAACACTAGAGTCTTTACGTATCCCACAAATACATTCGAAATGGATGAAGTTTCTTTTTAAAGAGAAAAAAGAATTGGTCATCATCAAAACAGCCTACGCCAAAATGAAAAGGTTACGATGGGAACATTACAATGGAACCATCGACCACGAAGTTTTAGATAAAATGGGGTGGGAACCTTTTTTACAGAAAATCCTAAAACCAGACCTGCCGATGTGGCTCGATGCCGACACAGAACTACGTAGTCTTAAAGACCAAGTGACGAACAAAGAGGATATCATTGGAATGATAGAACAAGTGATAAGACAGATTGTCGATAGACAATGGACTATCAAGAACGCTATCGAATGGAAAAAGTTTGAACTGGGATTATGAAGGTATCAAAAAAAGCGAAACTAATAAAAAAGGTTCAAATGTTAGATATGTATAATCCTGCGATACAGGCTTTGATAGGACTGGTGGTCTTTTACATTGGTTTAAAAATGTTCTCAGGTGGAATGAAGGGAATGGGGAACATTGACCACCTACAATGGTTCTTAGGGAATCCAATATATATGTTTATAGGGGGAATAGTTATGACACTGCTCTGGCAGTCCTCCTCTTTATCAACCACCGCAATCATAGGTTTGGTCGCGGGTGGAGCTTTACCATTACCTGCTGCGATAGCGGCAGTCCTTGGTGCGAACATTGGGACCACTGGGACAATCTGGATTGCTGGAATGTTGGTTTCAGACGGTTGGCCTACTGGAATCACTAAACACATAGCAATGGTACACACAGGAGTCAACATGCTGATGGCTGTTGCCCTACTACCATTTGTTAATCATATTGGCAAATATATTTCTAAATTTTAAGCACAGAAAGGATTGAATGTCGCGTAATGAAATAAAAGACTGGATAGTAATTGTCCTAGCTTTTGGTATTATCGTATTATTATTTACTATTACTCTAGGAGACTTCTGGATAGCACTTGAGGAAAAGCGTGCTCCAGATAAAGATGTTATTAACCTCCTAAGTATGTCAATTACTGGTATCGTTGGTATTATTGCTGGTTATATTTCTGGTAAAAATGCTGGTGACCAAGCCAAACAAGCACAGGAGAAACCGTAATGTCAGAAGGTGTAAAGGAAACTAAAGAGGTATTGAAGTTTGTACTGTCATTTGTCAGTGCACTCAAGACCACGTATGAAGATGGCGAATTCGATTGGTATGACGCTAAGAACTTTATTGAACCTGTCAAAAGTCTTGGAGACGCGATAGACAATATTGACGAAGTGTTACCAGAGATAACCGACATTGATGAAGAAGAGTACGAAGAACTCCTACAATGGATGAAGGAAGAGTTTCCAGAAATCATAGACGAAGAAGTTGAATACGTACTAGACGAAGCCCTCCTAGCAGGGAGAACCATTCTAAACCTTACTGGGAGTTTAGCGTCCTAAATAAAGGACGATGAGTTATAGACCGCCCTTGAATATAGAATTTATTGATCATGCTTATATCAAGGTGATGTGCGACGACAACGGCTTTCTAAAGTCATTGGCAGACTACTTCACCTTTGATATACCTAACGCGAAGTTCATGCCCCAATACCGTAGAGGTGGATGGGACGGAAAGGTTCGCTTATTTGACTGGCGTAAGAAGAAACTCTACGCGGGTCTCCTTCCCTATGTACAAAAGTTTTGTAGTGACCGAAAGGTGTTGACCTCGATTAGTGAGGTTGATAGTGATTTACTCACTCTACCACCTGTAGAGCCAGAGTCAATCGAAGAGTGGTTGGGATACCAATCATTACCATTCAAACCAAAATACTACCAGACCTACGGACTTCACTACGCATCACAAAATCCCAGAGCAGTTATTATAAGTCCCACAGGGAGTGGTAAGTCTTTCCTTATGTATCTCATGAGTGAGTATTTCGATGTCAAAACTCTTATCGTAGTTCCTACCATTAACCTCGTTACCCAGATGTACAAGGACCTTTTGTCCTATGGTTGGGCGGGTGGAATCCACAAAATAAGTGCGGGACAACCCAAGGTATCAGACTCCCAGATTTTCGTATCCACATGGCAAAGTATTTACAAGGAACCAAAGTCTTTCTTTAACCAGTTTGGAATGATAATGATTGACGAATGTCACTTGGCCACTTCCCAGAGTCTCAAGGGAATAATGACTAAAGCTACAGAGGTTAAGCTCAGGTATGGACTCTCAGGCACTATCCAAGACGCGAAGACTAATCGCTTGGAACTAGAAGGTCTGTTTGGAAAAATCAAGCGACTCACCACATCCAAGCAACTAATGAATGAAGGAACTCTGGCGGAGCTATACATCAAGACTGTAGTTCTAACCTATCCAATCGATCAGTCGATGGTAGTCAAAGACTACAACTACAAAGAGGAAATAGACTTTCTCTGTAGAAATCAAAACAGAACGAATTTCATACGTAACCTAGCTTTAGACCAAGAGGGAATCACCTTGGTTCTATTTCAGTTTGTCGAAAACCATGGCGAACTACTACTCAAATCTATCAAGGAAAAGAACGAAGAAAAAACTATCTTCTACGTTCACGGAGGTGTCGCAGCGGAAGACAGAGAAGCTGTTAGACTTATTTGTGATAGAAACGAGAACGCCATTATCGTTGCCAGTATGGGAACGTTTTCAACAGGAATCAACATTCCTAAAATCAAATCTGTTATCTTTGCTCATCCGACAAAGAGCAAGATACGGACACTTCAGAGTATCGGAAGAGGGCTTAGAAAGGCAAAAGGTAAAATCGATGTGACCCTCTTTGACATAGTAGATGACCTGCGATATAAAAAGAAAAAGAATTATACATACAATCATTTTGAACAACGCTTGGCGTTCTACACCGCCGAGCAGTTCAAAACAACCATAGCAAGAATACCCATATCATGAGACCTAAACCAAAATATGTAAGGCTTATTGACGGATTAGAGTTGATGAGTCATGTAGTGGTTGATAAGACCAAACCAGAATTTCTATTTCTCCTCCAACCTCATGCGTTAGTTCACATGGGCGGAGAAATCAGCGAGAAGAATGAACTCAGGGGTAGAGTGGGACTACAGTCGTGGCCTCATTTTTGCCCAAATGAACAGGTGCCAATCCGAGTTGAAACAGTAGCAGTTGTATCGGAATTGACACCAGAGTTCGCTGAGTTCTACTTCTCCGCAGTTAATAAACCAACCCAGACCGCTATTGACGAACCAAATAAAATTCGTCATCCAGGCGACCCTGACCAACAAACGGAGCCTGACGCCTTCAAAGATTTTGTTATTGATTTTACCAAATTAAACTAGATTTCACTTGACTTGTGTCTTAATTATGATATAATAGGTACTATGATTAACTCCAAAAGGAAACCCCTATGCCAAAATTCGTGGACAACGAGCGTTTCTACAATGAACTATCAGAGTGGAAAACAAAGTTTGTCGAAAATAAAGAGGCTGGAGTTGTCGACCCAAAACCACCTATTCCAGATTATGTGGGCGAAGCGATATATCTTATCGCGTCGCGGTTCGCAACTAAAGCAAAATGGAAAAACCCATATACCGATGATATGATTGGTGATGGAATAGAAGAATGTATACGATACTTAGATAAATTTGATGTAACAAAATCCCGAAACCCATTCTCGTACTTTACTCAGGTGGTCTATTATGCCTTCCTCAGGCGAATAGGTAAAGAGAAGAAGAACCTGTATGTCAGGTATAAACTGCTAGAAAAAGCAGCAACCTCAGATGAATTCATGGAAAAGACTGAAGGAGACTCACAGACCTATGGTCAGAGTGAAGATCTTTATGATAGATTCCAGATAACGAACTTCATCGAATACTACGAGAATAACGTGAAGCGAAAACCCAGACCAAAACAAAATGTAACGGAGTCATCCGTGGAGGACTTTGTCGAATGAAAATAGCTTTAGTTACTGACACCCATTTTGGTGTCCGCAATGATAACCTAATCTTTGCCGAATACCAGAAAAGGTTTTTTGAACAGGATTTTTGGCCTATTGTTACGAAAGAATGTCAAGCTATTATTCACTTAGGTGATACGTTTGACAGAAGAAAATTCATCAACTACAACTCATTACATCTCGCTAAAGAGATGTTCTTCAATCCATTAACAAAGTTTGAAGGCGATTGCCACATGATAGTAGGTAACCATGACACGTATTTCAAAAGGAAAAACGATGTCAATGCACCTAACCTATTATTAAATGACTATCCGTTAACTACCTATCAGAGTTTACCTGAAGAAGTAGAGATAGGAGGGATCAAGTTTCTAATGGTCCCGTGGATAGCTTCAGAACACAGAGAAGAAGCGCATAAGTTAATAAAGAACTCAACCGCTGATGTGGTGTGTGGTCATCTAGAACTAACTGGTTTTGAGATGCACGCAGGTATCAAGTGTTTTGACGGAACAGACCCGAAACTGTTTTCATGGTTTGAACAAGTATTCTCAGGTCATTTTCACCGTAAAGCCAAAAGAGGTAACATTGACTACCTTGGTAATGCTTACCAACTGACTTGGGCTGACTATGGCGACGACAGAGGTTTTCACATTTATGATACAGACACGAGAGAGCTGACATTTATCCCTTGTACCCAAGAGATGTTTGTTAAACTGGTGTATGATGAAAAAGAAGAACCAAAGATTCCCCCAAATTCCCTAACCGACAAGATGGTCAAGGTGTTCGTGAAACACAAAGAGAATCCATTTCTCTTTGATACGTTTATCATAGACATTGAGGTCCAAAACCCTTTGGACATTTCCATACTTGAGGATTTCAACGAACTAGATGTAGGTGAGATGACGATTGAGACACAAGACACTCTGTCTATTCTTACATCATACGTTGACCAACTAGGATATAATAGACCTGAAGATTTGAAATTACTGATGAGTAACCTCTATTCAGAAGCAGCACAACTGAGAGATTTCGTTTGATAGAATTTAAAAAAGTAAAATACAAGAACCTACTGTCTACAGGAAACCAATACAACGAGTTTATTTTAGACAGTCATCCTACCACACTTATTACAGGAGACAATGGAGCAGGGAAGTCCACGATGTTGGACGCTATCTGCTGGGGTCTCTATGGAAAAGCGTTTCGTAATATTTCCAAGAGTCAAATAGTCAACTCACTCAACAAACGTGACTGTGTCGTTGAGATAGAGTTTGTCATTGGAACACGGAAATATAAAGTAGTACGTGGCATTGGCCCTACGATATTTGAAATCTGGTGTGATGGTCAACTTCTACCTCGTCCTGCAATTTCACAGGACTACCAGAATAACCTAACCCAAAATATTCTCAAGATGAGGATAAATTCCTTCAGGCAGGTTGTCTGTCTAGGGTCAGCGTCCCATACACCATTCATGTTGTTGGGAACTGGAGAACGAAGGAAGATTGTCGAAGACCTATTGGACATTGAAATATTCACATTGATGAACGATGTCCTTGGAACAAAAAGGTCAGACAATAAATCAGAAACGAACGAGGCCAGACACCAACTGGACATGGCAGCTCAGTCGATTGAAATCAAGGAAGCTCATCACGAGAAGATGGTAAATCAACAGGCTCATAAAATTGAGACTGAAAAGAGACATCTTGCACGAGAAGAAGAAACCCTTGAGAGAGTCAGGACCAAACAGGAAACCTTGGCAGGAGAACTGGCAGAGTTGAACTCCGAAGGGAAGGCAGACGAACTGGATTCCGTGGTTGACCTCGTTTATAAACTCAAAACCAACTCAAATAAATATCAAAAAGATTATGAATTCTTTGAACACAACACTGAATGTCCAACCTGTACACAGGGAATCACTGACACGATTAGAGATACTAAGAAAAATGAAGCTTCTGACAAACGGGCGGAATGTGACCACGCGATCACAGACTTGGGAGCAAAACAGTCAAGCATCCAAGCTGTTCTTGACAGGTGTGCTGAGTTGTCCGACAAGATCAAGCGAAAAGTGGCCGAGATTGAACAGAGTAAAAAGACTATTGACCTCTACAGTACTCGAATTGTTGAACTGGAGTCTGAGGTTGATGACATGGATACAACAGAGCTTGACAAGGAAAAAAGAAGACTTGCTGTATTAAAAGTTGAACTGGAGGCTTTAGTAATGACTAGAGACCTCTATGATACCGCATACAAACTATTGCGAGATGATGGTGTAAAAGCCCAGATAATCAAGCAGTATGTTCCCATTATTAACCACACAGCGAATGTCTATCTACAGAGAATGGGGTTACCCATACGCTTTGAACTGGATGAGAGCTTTAAGGAGATCGTAAGGTCACGTTACCAAGATGAGTTCAAATACGAGAACTTTTCTATGGGCGAAAGACAACGTATTGACCTTGCTCTGTTATTGACATGGAGAGCCATCGCAAAGTCTCGTGGGTCTGTTTCGACAAACCTGCTCATCCTAGACGAGACTTTCGATTCCTCGCTTGATGCTTCTGGGACAGAAGAACTCATCAAGATTATTTACGATTTAACTGGTACAAACATTTTTATTATTTCCCACAAAGGAGAAATACTGGCAGACAAGTTTTCACGAACTGTCAATGTCAAGAAAAAAGGAAACTTCTCAATACTAAGTGTAGAATGAAACCACTATTCAAATGGACAGGGTCAAAACGCAAGATGATGGAAAAGTATCTTGAGGACGGGCCTATGTTCTGGCCAGACGGAAAGGTCACGAAATTCGTTGACGCTTTCTATGGTGCAGGCAGTATCACCTGTGCCGCAAAGAAACAATATCCAAATGCAGAGTTTTTCATCAACGATAAAAACGATGAGCTGATGACCATGTATTTTAATATACGAGACCACGTGGATGATATGCTGGAAATCGTATTTAAACTACAGAAAGAATTTCTAGCCACAGATGACATCCAGACTAGAAAAGATATCTACAATAGAGAGAAGCTATTGTATATTGACAACGAAGAAGGTGAGGTTAAAGCATCAGCGAGACTCTTGTTTATGATGCCCATTAACTTCAACGGATGGTGGTTGACCTATTCCTATTCCAAGGGTAGATACTCCACGGCCCCTGGCGAATGTAAAACGAACTCAACATTTGTTGATGTCCAGAATATACAGGAGACTTCTCGTTTCTTCAAGGAACAGTGTATTCTAACCTGTGACGATTATTCAGTGACCAGAGGTGATATGGGAAAAGGAACCTATTACTACTTTGACCCACCTTACAGAGAATCTTCTGGGTATCAGCAAGCTCCGTCTGAATGGGACAAGACATCGTTTACAGACCCATTACAGATACAGCTTTGTCTGTTCGCCAAGGAGTGTCATGAAGCAGGGTCATACGTAGGGTATTCTAACAAGGACTGTGGAGATGGATTTTATCAGAAACATCTTGACTTTTTAGACCTAACAAACTACGATAATAAGTTCATGGCTCAGAGAACGAATACAAATGAAGTAGTTGAAATATTCGGGCGGAACTTTTCAGAAAATAATGATTTGATGAATCTTTTTAAATGAAGAAACGAGTAATAGACGAACTTGACCAATACTTCACATCTAGACCTGTCGCTAAGAGAGTCGTTGAACTAACCAACAGTCATCATGATTTTAGTAAATATGATATTATCCTAGAACCTTCTGCTGGGTGTGGTAGTATCTATGACGAACTTCCTGAGAACAGGTTAGGTATTGATATAGAGAAAAACCATCCTGACATAATAGAATCAGATTTTCTAGAATGGTATCCAGATGACTATTCGCCTCTGGAAGGTAAATGTCCTTCTATTCTAACAATAGGAAATCCCCCCTATGGAAGACAATCAAATCTAGCGATACAGTTCTTCAACCACGCCGCTCAGTTTTCAGATACCATCGCGTTCATTATTCCTAGAACGTGGATGGAGTATAGAACACAGAAACAACTTGATTCATCATTTGAGCTTTACACCAATATCATTTTGGATGACTGGTCTTTCATACATGGAGAGGAGGAACATCCAGTTAGGACAGTTTTCCAGATATGGAGTAGAAAAGAATCACCTAAACTGATAGATTCTTGGCACCCTTACTTGACAAAAGCCGATGCATGTAGTATGATGTCTGTAGAAGGTAGAAGAAGAACAGAAGATGTTCAGGTTGACTGGATAGTAGATTGGGAAGAACCTGACGCTATTATTAGAACATGGGGCAACTCAGTTGAAGCTAATCATGGTTCATTGATACGTGACTTAGACTACAAAGGAATGAGACACGGAAAACATTGGAAAGATATGGTGAAAGGTGCTTGGTTACCTATTATGATTCTAAACCCAAGAGCTTATGAGATTTTTGATAAGTTCAGTTATGAAAGACTTATCGCGTATCATTCAGGAGGCTTTTATTTCGGTAAACGGATGGCTGAACCATATTATTTTGGAGCGTCAACGTTGAATAAACGATCTATAGAAAGAGAATATTGTACAATAATGTCGCTTTTCACTTGACATTGACCCCCACTTTGCGGGATAATATAGGTAAAGGATGAGGGAAGTACCCTTTCCTGTTAACCCTAGACGAGATTGGTATGAAATCTTTATTAGAACACAAAGTAGTCAATAAGTATGATTACAGGACATTGGGTCAAATTCGTAAGGAATTTGGTAAACTCCCAGCTCCCACTAAGATCTTTTCAACAGTGGACTCCAAGTCACATTCCTTTTTTGAACATGCAATGAAGGACAAGAGTTCTACTATCTATAAAGCGACCCTCGCTGGTCGTAGATTCCACAACGCTATTGATTCTGGTGTTATTAAAGATGTCATGACCGCGAAGGTTATTGATCATTTCAGTAACTACCTTCTTCCTGAGATCGATGAGGTCTGGGGAAGTGAAATGGGACTGTATCACCCTGCAGGTTATACAGGTAAGTTTGACGGTGTAGGTATTTTCCGTGGTAAGAAAACCATGTGGGATTACAAAAAGTCCAACAAACGCAAGACCAAGTCAGGTATGAAGAAGTGGTTGATGCAGACAGTAGCTTATACTGATGCTCACGATTTCATGTATGATTCTGGCATCGAACAGGTAGCTATCCTGAATGTCTATGGTAAGACTCCTGAAGAACTTGGTCACGAAGTAACTATCCTAAATACTGAAGATATGAATAAATCACGAGGTGAGTTCATGAACTACCTTGGTCAGTATAAGGATAAAGTTGAAACCATTTCTACAGTATCATAGAGAGATACGATTACATGAAGACGGATTATTCCAGAAGCTTAAAGCAGGATTAAAGAACTTTGCGAAGAAACTCGCACGACTACTTCACCTCCCTTGGGGTGGAGAAATCACTTTACCAATCCAAGTCCCAAAGCCAATTATGGAAGCTGAACAAATAGGAAAAAAGGGCGGTGAAATAACAGAAGCATTTCTCGCGATAAACCTTCTCCAAATGTTAGAAAAAGAAGAATGGGCTGCTCCACCAGCAATGGTAGAGATTCCCGCGCCCAATCAAGAAAAGCCACTAAATCCTCAATCCTATTTTAAAAAGGAAAAGGCAGAGTATCAGAAATCCGAAAGGAAATTGCCTAGAGATAAACAAGGTAGAATTAAGA